CTTACTCACCAAGCCGGTGTCATAGTAACTGTCTGAGTTATTTCTACGAGGGAGAAAGAACATTGAACCGTCCACCTTCGTGAAATCTTCTTCAAGTGTGGCATATACCGTGTCCTCCGTTTTCTCAGTGAACACGTTAGCCAAGTTTGAAAAATAGGCGAAATCTCCGTCCTCGACCTTCGCTTTCGCCTGTGCTTCTTGGTTGATAAGTCCGAAAGAGAGCATTATGTACGCCCTCTCTCGGAGAGAAGACTTCATGCTTTCCTTGTATGCTTTTGACACCTTTTGCATAAAATCCCCTCCTTTACTCTCCAACATCAATTAGATTTACTTTACAATTCCTATAGTGTGTCGGGTGTCCGTTTTCGTCTACCCAGTATGGTTCTGCGGTACGGTCACCACAGTACATTTTGATTGTCTTTTCGCTATTCGTTACCGGGTCAATGAAGCTCACATACACAAAGAAGTGACTGAGTATACTCAGAATCTTGCTCCACTGGTCGGCAGTAAGCCAAGACCACTCAAGACCGTCAATCTTATACTGGTCTCGACCTACTCGCTGACCGACTACCGCTCCGTTAGCATTTCTGCCAGCGTCAACAACCGTTGTTACGATAGGGTGTACCCCTCGCTTGGGAGGGGGCAACTCATATCCGTTGATTTTTAAATAAGACATCGCCAAACCCTCCTTATCTTGCGAAGACGTAACCGTTCGCTTTCTGCTGTGTTACCACAGCGTCAGACACGGTACGATTACCGATTTGTACGACTGTCTGCTCGTTCTTATCAGCCTGTCTACGCATATCAGTAGCAAGGTTCGATTCATTCAATGCTTCAAGCACCGCCTGTCGGAACTCCTCACGAACGTGAGAGGTATCAACAGAGAAATCGTTCCTTGTAGATACATCAGTCGTAATTGACTTTCTGAAAGAGTTACTGTCGTAGTATCTGAGAGCCGAGGTGTCTACTGCAAAGCTCATGGTAGGAGTAACCGCTGTGATAGAATCAGCCCAGTTACTTACAATTCCCTTTGTAGATTTTCCGAGGAATCTGAAACCATTGTTGAAACCTTCAACGGAGAATCCAGCCATTTCATAGAAGACCTTGGAAGGAGAATTGATACCCAGTTTTTCCTTAAACCAGTCGATAATACTTGAACCCCAGCTTGTTATAGTGTTCTTACAAGTAGAGTAGAGATTTCCGATACCATTCTTGAAACCACTGATTACGTCAGACGCTATACTGTAAAACGAGCTGTAGGAAACTGTACCTGTGAAGTAACCCTTAACTTTGCTTGCAAACGTCTCCATATTGGATTTTGCATTGGTATAGTAACTACCGATGTAATTCTTGAATCCATTGATTACGTTGCTTGCGTAGGTAGCAAATGTGCTACTATTAACTCCACCGTGGGAACTTCCCGAGAACCAGTCCTTAACCTTAGAAGCCCATGTTGTAATCGAGGATTTTGCGTTTGTGTACGCCCCGGAGATTTTGTCCTTAAATCCTGTAATTACACCATTCGCATAATTCGCAAATGTTGTGGCGTTTACACCACCATGAGACCCACTTGTGAACCAGTCTTTTACCTTGCTCGCCCATGTCGTGATAGAAGACTTGACGTTGGTATAGGTCGTGGAAATCTTGTCCTTGAAACCTGTAATAGTGTTGCTTGCAAACGTACCGAAGGAGGTTGCATTTACACCTCCAAACGAACCGCTGGTAAACCACTCTTTAACTTTAGAAGCCCAAGTTGTGATACTGCTTTTCACGTTCGTATAAGTGGTGCTGATTTTATCCTTAAATCCATTCAACACGTTGCTTGCGTATGTTCCGAAGGTAGTGAGATTAACTCCACCGAAGGAACTGCTTGTGAACCACTCCTTAACCTTAGAAGCCCATGTTGTAACGCTTGAGCTTACAGTGGTGTAAGTGGTCTTGATTTTGTCCTTGAAACCGCCGATGATATTGCCGCCGATTTCCTTGAAATGGTCTACAATGTTCTTACCGTCTTCACCTTTGGTGAACCATTCGATTACGCTTGCTCCCCATTCCTTGACTGTATTCGCCATGTTTCTGAAACCTTCGATACCCTGTAACAATCCAGCTACAATATCCTCACCGATAGCCTTGAAGACTGTCGAAGGAGAGTGAATACCGAGAGCGTCCTTGAAGCCCTGTACGAAACCGTCTACGAAATCTGTGATAGCTGTCCAAATGGTCTGTAGACCTTCCCAAATACCGTCAATAATGGCTGTGCCTATATCAACGATGGACTGTTTAGCGGAGATAAACGCATTGTAAATTTTTCCCGGCAGAGCCTTGAAGAACTCGCCTATCTTCGTAACCACATTCGGAATCGTCTGTGTGAAGAATGTAGGGAGAGTAACGGTGAAAAACTGCTTGAAAGCAGATTTGATACTTTCCCACATATCCGTAAACCATGTCGGGATAGTAACCGTTACAAAATTCACTGCGGATTTCCACGCATTACCGAACCACTGTCCGATGTTGTAACCAAGACCGTTCCAGTCGTAATCCTTAATCGGTTGCCACAAATCATCGAACCATTCACTGATTTTACCCGGTAATTCTTTGAAGAATTTTCCGAGTTCTTTTGGTACTTTTTTCAACCAAGTTGTGAATTTACTCCACAATCCCGGTACAGTAACCGTAAAGAAATTTTTGAGGAATGTTGTAATTTCCTCCCAGTGCTGACAAATCAGAATCACACCGTCAATCACGAGACCGACCGCAAGACCGATAAGAGTACCGATACCCGGTGTAATCGCTGTACCAGCCGCCGCACAAATAGCACCGACACCAGCACCAGCCAAGGTCGAACCAGCCGGAATGAGTAAAGCACTCAGCCAGTCAAGACCGTTTTTGATAGCGTCCCAAATACCTGTGAACATCATCGGAATACCAGCGATAATACCACCAGCACCAAGTCCGACAATAGCACCAGCTCCGGCTACACCGATTTCAATACCTAAAGCAGTAGATAAATTAGTTGCCGCTGTAGTGATAGCAGTAGCTACCGCACTTCCACCGAAGGTAGTAGTAATCCACGTTGCAAGAGCCTTACCGATAACACCCATACCACCTGTGGTGAACAAACCGCCAGCGATAATCTGAGCGAAGTTCATACCGTTGAGTTCGTTCTGAATTGCGTCAATGATACCCGACCATTCAAGGGCGAGACCGCCAAGCGTAAGACTGATACCGATACTCATTGTGAGGGCGTTACCAAGTCCAGCTTTCTTGAGCTGTGTCATAAGCATGAGACCGTTGAGTACACTCTGAGAGATTTTCCATGCGGCAAGACCGATACCGATAGCACCTACTGTAGTAAGGATTCTACCGAGCCTTGTGTGGAAGAACTCACTCCAAGTGTCAATATCCTCAGTAAGACCGAGCCATTCCTTCATTTTCGTGAGGATTTCTTCAATACGATTATTCATCGCACCTTCGAGGAAATCGTAGGTAGGTAACTCAATACCGAGACCACCGCCAGCTCCCGAACCTCCTCCACCCGAAGTATCTTCATTCGGAGAAATGATGTTCAACTCGTCAATACCGAGCATTGCCTTTTTAAGCTCTTTGGCTTGAGACGTTGCGTCTTCCAAACTGTCTGCTACACCTGTACTTCCGTCAGTAATACCGTCCCAGTCAACGCCGCCCGAGAGGTCAATACCTACGAAACTTGCGAGTAGGGAGATAATATTTCTGAGTACCTTCGCAAATGCAATCAGATAAGGAAGAACTTTATTGAGAATAGGGATAAACAAACTACCTAAATCCTGTGCCACCATTTGTAACTGAGCTTTGAAAATACGAAGCTGATTGGTAGGGGATTCTAAGGTACGAGCCATATCACCTTGTACCCATGTAACCTGTGTCATAAGCGTGTAGTAACGCAACTCAGCTTTTTCAGCCTGTGTCATAGCACTTACGCTTTTCTTAATACCAAGGTTGTAGGCTTCCTGTTGCAGACGAGCAACAGAGAGGTCGTAACCAAGTCTACGAACAGGCTCAAGCTCACCAGCGAACGCAGATTGTAACTTCTGCATACCTTCCTCAAAACCACCTTCGAGGTCAAAGAAAGAGGTTAAGTCATAACCCAACTGTGTGAGGTTTTGGCTCATTACATAAGCTCGGTCACTTGCGATACCAAAACCTTTTGCCAAGGTCATAAATACCGCTTGGTTTTCCAACCATTCCACAGGCTTGATACCCATAATGTCATACACAATGTCAGCGTACTCTTTGGCTTCTTTTGCAAACTCACCGAGCGAAACAGTGAACTGATTCGTGACCTCGGCGGCGTGGCTTGCACTCTTAATCCAGTTTGCCACGATACTTGCCGCACGTTTTATCGCTACAACTGCGAGACCGATTTTAGCCGCAAGATTTGTATAACTGGTGGAAGCTCTGTTGTTTGCAGTAGTCAGATTGTTTGTACTCTGAATCAATCGCTGGATTCGTGCCGGGAAAGCAGAGAAACCGTTTGCGATAGACTGCATTTGAGTAGCCAACGGGGCTAAAGCATTAGCCAACTGCTGAACTTGTGAAGCGAGAGTACCCATATTCACAGACTGTAGGGCTGTCATTACCTGTGGTAATTTCTGCAACTGTGTTACGAAGGAAGTGAGATTATTCTTACCCATTTGCGTGAGCGGTGTAAGTACCGACACGAGCTGAGTAATATTACTACTCAATGCTCCCATGTTCACGGTACTGAGAGCCTGTACTGCTTGCGGTAATCTCTGTAACTGAGAGATAAAACTGTTCAGATTAGCCTTACCCACATTCGCCAAAGGCGTGAGAGCATTAGCCAAATCATGTAACGGTGTAAAATCCGCACCCTGTAAGCTCCGAGTGGCAGTCCCGATATTCGTAATTTGTGTTGCTACAGACGAAGACAATTTGAGTTTTCCACAATTTGAAAGCGTCTGTAATCCTTGTGCCAACTTGTTGAGATTCTCGGCATTTGCACCACTAACGCCGCTGAGGGCGTTGTTGAGTGTAGTAAGCTGTTTGGCTACAGCGTTCAAACCTAAACCGCCTTTTGTGGCAGTCTTCAACTTACCAAGGGTAGAAGTAAGAGCGTCTATACTCGAAATAGCCGATGTAGCGTTCGACTGTACCTCGAGTTCCAACTGTTCGATTGTAGTAGACATTATTCTCACTTCCTTTCAAATTTCTTATTGTGTTTCGCCATAAATCCTTCCATAAGCGTTTTGCCTTTGTCGAAGATTTTCTTCTCTTTTTCTTCCTGTTGGTACTCAGCTTGTTTCTCTGTGATAGCAAATGGTTCACCAACATAAGGCATAGGTTTCGTCCCCTTCTTAGCAAAAGCATGAAGGACAGGAGATACTCGGCACAGAGCTTCGTACACATACGCACCCTGTAACCACATTTCTTGATTTACCTTGTTCATTCTGAGTTCTTCCGCTTTACGATAGGCAACAACCAACTGACTATCCCTATCCCAGTATTGCTCCTCGCTCATACCGAGTGACAAATAGTACGGAAAAAGCTCATTGAATTTCTCCGTGTAAGTTTTAAGGGGAGTAGTGGCAGAAACACCACCACTCCCCTCAGTGGAGGACAGCAAGTCACTTACCAAGTTGCTGTCCAGTTCACGTTTCCCTTGTCTTCCTCGGGTTCTTCTACAAGAGCCATAATCGGTTCGTTATACATTTCAGCCAACTTGCCGATTAAATCCTCCTTCTTGGTAAGTTTTGAATAGATTGTTTCGATTACGTCCTGTTTAACGAATCTGTGATGTGCAAGGAACGCTCCGGCAAACAAAGCTGGAAGGGTACTCATAGGCTTATCGGTAATGTCCGAAGCGATGAATCCCTTCTTCTCCATTTCTGCTACGGTTCTGCGATTGAACTCGAGCGTATATTCCTTGTCTTCAAAAGTAAATACCAACTGTTTACTCATGGTTTTGTCCTCCTTAATCTTTTAACAAAGTACCCGACTGTGACGGTCAGCCCTCCGAAAAGGTACTGGTTTGATTTTCACTCCTTGTTACTCAGTTACCATTTCGATAGGTGTAGAAGGTGCGATAGAAATATTCATATCTACAACTTCATTTACACCGCCGCCAACAGGGTATGCGGAAAGCTGACCCTTGAAAGCGAACTTACCGTCAGAACCAGTAGGAACAAGGCTACCTTCTGTCTCAGTGCCACCGAACCACACTGCGTACTCTTTTTCAGTACCCTCAAGGGCTTTGAGCTTAGTGTAGTCTTCCTT